CTTGTTCTCCTTGCTATTGCAGCACCGGGTATTTTTGAAAATGAAAAGACGGCAGGAGAATGATCAGCTTGGTGTACAAATAGGGGCATTTAGAGTATAGTAAACTTAATACCTTGAAAGTATACGTATTTGTTGGATTCTTTTATTCGTCCGTCAAAAATTCGTCAAAAAATAAAAAGGGTGCCCTTATCAAAACAGGGCATCCTTTTTTATGATCCAAATATCCTATCAACATCTCGTGCCGCCTTTGCTCTCATCTCATCCGTATAGTGGATATACACACGCTCCACTGTGGTGATGGTATCACCAAGGAGACTGGCGACCGTTTTGATATCCACGCCAGAAGACAAGAGGCGCGTCGCATAGGTATGGCGGAAGTCGTGCATGCTGTGCGCAGGGAGGTACTTGCGAAGGATGGTATTCAGTGTCTCGCCATGCCGGTATTTTGTCAGGCGGCCATGGAAGTAGAGGACTCGGAAATCCCTGTACTCTACGAGCGCCTGATACAGAAGGCGGGGGATAGGAACCGTGCGGCAGGAGTTCTTAGACTTCATGCGTTTGACACCCATCTCATACTTATGAACGCGGGAGAATTGCTTATTGAAAGAAATGCTGCGCGTCTCGAAATCCACGTCCCCCATCGTGAGCGCCAGAAGCTCTCCCACGCGGGCCCCGGTGTACGCCGCGATAGTCATAAGAATCCACATCTCCAAATTCTCTTCATGCAGAGACGTCAGCAGGTAGGAAATCTCTTCAGCTGTCATCGTGCGAATGCGAGATGCCTCCCCTGCCTCGTCCATACGGGGCTTGTATGTCAGATCGGAAATCGGCGAAATGCTGATGACGCGATACTTCACCGCCTCTTTGAAGAGATGCTTCATATGCCGCACCCATCCTTTCTTCGTATTCTCCCCGAAAGGCAGCGTATGAAGCCTCGTAAACATATCCGTATATGTGATATCCATCATCGGTTTATCCAGCAGAGAGCCGGAAACGGAAGTCATCCACTCATAGAGCATGAGAGAATTTTCTGCCAGTTCCTTTCGGCCGGAAAGGTAGAGATCGGAAAATTCACGAAGCGTCATACCTTCATTCACTGGATCAATATCTCCTGCTTTCCTGGCCGCTGCGAGCAGCTTTTCCTTCTCCTTGTCGGAAGCTGCTAGAGACCGCAGGGCATAGCCTCCCTTGGACTTCTGCTTCCACTTCCCATCCCGATCCCGGTAGGAGAGGATCAGCTGGTAGCTCGCTCCGCCGTTCGTCTTCGCCCGCTTGCGGATGATAAATTTGTAATTCAGTTCCATTAGAAAAACCTCCGTTCATTGGAAACAGAGGCGGTACATGGTATAATACAGTTGTAATCCGCCTCATTGCATGGGACATTATTGCATGGGACATTACACGCCAACGGGAGACTGCCATCTCCATTGGCACAGCCGTATCCATACGAATGTATGGGTACGGTTTTTAATTTGCTCCAAAAGAGGTCAAGACGTATCCGGCGGCCCGCAGATCGCTGAATACTGGACTTCGATGACGGCATCCACTGTCGCCTTTCCGGCGGGAGAGAGCAGCCGATACTTCTTGATAAGCTCTTCCTCGTGCTCGTTTAACTCGATAGCTTTTATTCGCATAGCGTTGCTCGATTTATACTCCGACTCTCCTATAATCCATAATGGATTGACGTTGAGAGCACGAGCAATAGCACCGATAACAGGAATCTTGATTTTAGAAATAGTTCCTTTTTCATATCTAGTAATCGTAGAAGCGGCTACCTGAATTCGTTCAGCTAATTCCTTGCGGGTTATGCCAACGTCCTCGCGTGTTGCTGATATTCGCATACCAATTTCCTTAGGTGTCAATGGTTTCACCTCCTTTCTGCAGATGATTATATCATCAATTATTGCATACCGCAACATGATTATAGCAATAGAGTGAGAAATAATTGCGTAGTGCTATTTACACACACGGAGGTTTGTGATAGGATATGCATAGAAGAAATTGCATAGTGCAATTATAAAAGGGGGTGAATATGATGAAAGCAAAGAAATTGGTAGATTCGAAACGGATCAGAGCAAGAATGATAATGTTAGGATTGCGTAATAGAGATCTCGCAAAAGCATGGGGGTGTGCCGAGCAGACGGCTTCGCAGAAGCTGAACGGTACGCGACCGTTGTCGCTAGAAGAAGCTAATAAGCTGGCCCAGCTTCTCAAATTGAGCGAGGTTGAATATTACGTTTTTTTATTTAAACCAGAAATTGCATAGTGCAATTCAGGAGGCACGCCATGCCACACAGTGAGAATCTGCTATCTCAGAAAGAGGTGGCCAAGCGATGGGGGTGCGACACCTCGACGATCGCCCGACGGGAGAAAGACGGGTTGATTAAAAGGGCGCTCGCCATCCCCGGCGTATGGTACACCCGAGCCTCCGTCGAAAGGGCGGAAGGCCTGGAAGGGGACGAGAGCCCCATGAGCCCTTTTGAAAGAAGGCGTCTCGAGAAAAGGATCCGGGAGCTGGAGAAGAAAGTATCCGGCTATGAAGATCAGTTCTATTTCCTTTCGGACGCCATGGAAAGAGTGAAGAAGATGATGAATTGAGGTGAGAAGAGTGGATGAGAACGAATTCAAAAAATGCCGCGAGCAGTTGCTCGCGGCGGGGATCCCATTCGAGGAAGATCATATGTTCCTTTTCCCATCAGACGCAATAGCGCTGAAGGCGAAGAAGTTTCTCAAGAGAGATAAGAAAGAGGACCTTCTGGATTTCCAAAACTTCGAGAAGGCGGTGCAGCCACTGATGGACTACATGAGAAAACGTAGGAAGGAATCTCATGGGCTGGACGAAGCGGAAGTCGTAGTAAGATACGACGGCGCGAAACTCATGACGGGGCGATATGGGATACCGGAAGCGGAAATCAGCCGAGGGTCTCAACCGGATCCTTATGCCGATACCTTCTCAACAGATCGTCAAGATAGCGACGTGGATTCGGAGAAGAAAGCATAGCGGAGTGCTCTGCTTCAGGGACGTCTGCAAGAAACTCAATGCGGCGGCGACCGGGAAGAATCACCTGCAGGTGTCCGTCTTCATAACCGCTGGCGATAATGCCAGAAATATTTCGACGAAGAATCATAGGTATCACCTCCTTTCTGCCTATCAGTATAGCAGGAAGGAGGAGTGTGGAGGAAAGATGACAGAAGAAGAGTTCATGGAAAGAAAAGAGTCCACCGTGCGCAGCTTGCTCTTGCAGTTAGCGGGAAAGGGGTTCACGGTGGATCAGGTGAATGAGGTGCTGAGAGCAGCAGCCAGCCTTGCAGGAATGACGCCTTTCACCGACGGCGTTATCGACGAGTTGAATAAGGGGAACCCGTGGTATTAGGACGTCGGGATAGCTCTTTGAGAATGCGATCATAGGCGCTCTGGTATGTAACGGCGAAGCTTTCTGGCGTTTGGGCAGAAGGTCCTGCGACAGTTATGCGATGCTTCAGCCACTCTAATGCCACGAAGTGCGCCTGCATTTCAAGATCATTCATTGTTTTCACCTCCTTTCTGCCTATCAGTATAGCAGGAAGGAGGAGTGCGGAGGAAAGATGACAGAAGAAGAATTGCAAGAAGAACAGAGAAGAGACTTTGAAGCGAGAAGAAATCTCGCATTTATGCGGCTTGTGTGCGCCCTCAATGAGGGCGATGCAGAGATCTTCGATATCGAAGTAGAGAAGAACAAGGAAGGCGAGGACGTCGCATGGATCTACTTCAGAGACGGAGGGCTCGCACGCGTGAACATCTGCGGAGATACTATCATCACCGCGATCCGTGAAATCTTGAATTGTAAGAGACTGAAGGAAATGTGAAGGAGAAGCCATGGACAAGGAAGAATTGGAAAAGCAGATGAACGAGACGGCAGAGAAGTTCGAAAGGTCCTTCGAGGCCTGGAGGAAGAAAAGGAATACAGCTGTCAAGGAAGTACTGAATGTTTTGGTAGACAGTGACCTCACCTACGAGGAAGCCGTCAATGTGTTAGATGGATGCCGGACATACCTGCGGCACAACCTGAAGATCGAGAACATTGATCTCAATGTAGAGGAGAGAGAACCATTTTGACAGACGAAGAAGCAAAGACATTAGGAGAGCTTGCCCTGAAAGCGGATATGCTCCGCCGCCAGTGTCGGGATATCGAAGAGAAGATGAAAGAGCAGAGAGCAGCCATGAGGAGAATGGCAAAGTGCATTCTGGCAGAGCTCGCCATCATCATGATCCTGGCATTCGCGGCGGGGATCGCTGTATGGAAAGGCTGATAGGAGGAAACCATGACAAGCGCAGAAGCGGTAGAGGTCGTCCATCGAATGATGGAGGCCCGCGATCGGGAACAGGAAAACATCGCTGCAGAAAAGCAAAAGGCAGCGAATGCTTTCTGGAAAAAGGTATTTCACGAATTTGCAGTCTACGGGACGGCAGCCCTTGGCGTCCTTGCATACACACTCCTTATGGCGGTGGCACAATGACAACGCTGAACGATATCTTGGCACTCATTCCCATGGAAGACCAGTGGATCTACATCTTCGATACAGAGGGAAACGAATACTATGAAGGATTCAAAGGGAATCTGGAGCTCAGCGAAGAAGGCGAAGGGCTGATCGTCGGCGGGCTTTATGGGAATGATACTGATACGAAAGATCCAAACTACGGCATCGTGCCGACCATTGAGATCGAGGTTAAAGTCGATGAGAGGCTGCCCATTGAAATAGAGGTGAAAGCCAATGAGAGGCTGCTGGGTTAAGCTCTGGATGATCGGAGAGCAGCTGTGTCATGTGTCCATTGACCAGTCGGACAAAGACCCCAAGTGGACCATCATGGCAGCTGCCGCACTCATCAAGGAATATTGTAAAGAAACCGGGCTGGATCCCTCTATGGCAGCGGAGCATATCGCCCGAATGTTGGAGAAGAAACATGATTGACGAAGGAATCATTATCGAATTCATGAAGCACATCAAAAGGCAGCTTTATGAAGAACAGGCTAGGGCGGACAATGCAGACCACGAAGGAAGAGTCAAAGACTACTTCTGGCACGCAGGATATATCAGCGCCCTGAAAGAGAGCCTGAAAGAAATCGAAAGGGCTACCGGCATCAACCGGTGTTTACGGGAAGGAGGAAAGAACGTGCATGACACATACACGAAAGCAGAGCTTGTAGAAAAATTCCAAGAGCTAGAAAAGCGGGAAATTGTACGCGCGAAGCGTGACATGGAGCTGGGAGAAAGCGCCGCTGCCGAGTGGCACCTAAACCGCGCATCCATGCTGAAGGAGCTGATCGCCCTTACCGAGAAGGGGGCACTTTGATGATCTACTACTGCGCACGCTGCGGGAAGCCCATACCGCGAGGGAAAGAAATGATAGAAAAGATGGGCGGCCGCCTTGTGCCGACCCACATGGACTGCCGCGAAAGATACTGCAAGAAGACATTGAATCAGATGATTCACGAAGCCCTGGACAAAGGACCGGGGAACGAGCTTCGTAGGAAGATGAGGGGTAGAAATGACTGAGAAAGAGATCAAAGGATACATCGACAGAAAGATCGGAGAGATCAAAAAGGAAACCGAATGTGATGACTGCATCCTGCTCATTGGAAAAGATGGTAAGAGAGAAATGCGCATCGGCATCAACAATGAAGCAACTCTGGTGGTGTGTGCCTATCGTGTGATTGAAGCCTTTGGGGAACTGGGAAAGAACCCATATACCAGACGGACCCTCCTTCTGAGAGAACTGACGCAGCATCTCATCAACGAAGTCAAAGAGGAATTCGGTGATATGGGGCTCTCGCGAGAGTTCGATGACCTGATCCCAAAGGAGACGGAAGACGATCCGCCTGCTGAAGAGGAAAGCGGCATGGTAAAAAGAATTTCCAAAAGAGGGAAGCCGGAGGCAGAAGATGATCCGTCTGTCGAGAAATAAGAGGTACAAGCTCTTCGAGATCGTCCGCCTACGGGATAGAGACCTCTGGGATATCTATGAAAGAATGCTGGGAGTCCCGTGTCCGATGGGGAGAACCCACGTCCACCATGTTATTCCCGTAGCTTCCGGCGGAGAAGACATCGCAGAGAACCTCATCACCTTAGACCCGAAGACCCATTTCTATGTATTTCACAACGGATTCGGGAGTGTGGATAAAGAATGGCAGAAAATCGCCCAGAAGTATCTAGCAAGCAAGGAGGTCAAGGCATGGCACGAAGAAAGAGAAGCAAGTTTGACAGCCCTATACCAGACTGCAGAAGCTACCCGTATCAAGAAGATCCGGCAGAACTGCTTGCCAGAGAAAAGACCAGGCTTCAAATACTAAGAGAAGACAATACCATCTGCCCCGTATGTCATAGGGGTATGAAGCACACCTGCCATTGTCCTCATGAAAAAGCGGCCGTCTGTGAAGAACATTGTGAAACATGTGAATACCATGTGCCAATGACAGCAGCCAGCAACGGGAAATGTTTGTACACGAAAAAGCCGCCTGCGGGAACAGGCGGCGAAGGGTGAAAGATAAATTCACGTTTTTCTATATGAGAGTATATCACGCCCTTCATAAAAAGTCCAGAAAAGCAAGGCACAAAGGGGATTTTCCGTCCCCTTTGCCCCCTTGTTAAGGCTATTATTTGGAGGACCGATGCCGTATCGAAAACGTATTTTCACCTACCCTGGAGGAAAGGTAGAAGAGAAGTATTATACCTGCCGTCTGGGAGGGAAGAAGACTCGTATCAAGAATTTCAACAAGACCCCGGAAGCCGTGGCCAAGGTCAATGCGAGAAGAGCGGTGAGGCATCTGGAAGAAATTCTTCTCACCAACTTCAAGCAGGGAGATCAGTACATCACCCTGACATATGCCAAAGAACCCAAAGACTACGATGAAGCCATCCGCCATCTCACGAACTACATCAAGAGACTCCGGAGGCGCTACCAGAAAGCCGGACAGGAACTTCGCTACATCTACACCACGGAATACAAAGCCAAACGAATTCACCATCACATCCTTGTGAACAAAGTCCTGGAACAGCAGGAGCTTAGAAATGCATGGGGACACTCCAAACTGAGCGCCTATGACATCATCGAATACCAGGGAGAAGAAAGGGACGCCAAGAAACTTTCCGCTTACTTCACGAAAGAGTCCAATATCACAGTAAGGGAAGGAAAGCAGAAAGTGAGATACGTTGCTTCGAGGAACCTCAAGAAGCCGGAAGTCCGCTATCAGACCATCCAGTCCAAGAAATGGAGAGAAAGACCGACGGCGAAAAAGGGATATGCCCTGGTAGACGTCATGAATACCTTCACGGGCTGGGGGTATCCGCTGCAGATCGCAAGGTATGTAGAAATCCCAAAGAAGAAAAAGCGAGGGAGAAAAAATGAGTAAGATCTGTCCCGAGTGCGGGAAATCATTTGTCGGCAGTACAGGCCAGAAGTATTGCTCCTACAGGTGCTGCAAAAGGCACAACAGAAAAGCAAAAGAAATCAAGCATCCGGATCCACCCAAGGGCGTGTCGATCATCCGCGCCTTCTCCCGTAAAGAGTGCGGGCATGAAGTCCTCGTCTGGGAAAGAACAGATAAGAGGACCGTCTTCTGCTGCAGTCTCTGCGAGAAGAAATACTGGAAGCACAATACTTCCAAGAGCAACAAGCATAGAAAAGGCGAAATCGGCATGTCCGGCGGCATGAGCTTAGGGAGCCTCATCCGAAGAGAAAAGAGGGATCTCTTATGACAGGGGAAGAATATACCGCCTTTTTGCGCGCCAGAAAACCTGAAGTATACATTCAGAATTCATCCGGCGTCCCGGTGAAATGGATCGTGACAAGAGCCTATATCAATGGCGTCAGCGCAAAGCGTCATATAGATGCCGAGAACTACAGCCACGACGACACCGGTTTCTTTCCAGTCGCCATGCTGATGACCAAAGCGCAGGCAGCCAAAAGGAAGAAAGAGCTCGCAGAGAAAGCAAAGTCCCTGCAGAAAATTTGCGCCGGGTGCGGCGCCATCTTCCGGGCGAAAGGAGGAGAAAAATATTGCAAAACATGCATGAAAAAGGGAGTCACATGGGGGATCGAATGAGAAAGCACGATGCACGCATGATCATTCAAAGAATCGTAGCCGGAGCATTCCGGGGGACAAGGAAAGCCTTCAAAGCCAAGAAACTTGAAACCAAAAGGAAAGACCACTCGCAGCACCATCTCTACTGGTGCAAGAGAGAACCCATCAATCAAAGACGGAAAATTGAGATCGAATTTTGGACCGGGTGGTATCTCAGCCTGCATAGCGGATACTTCCGAGAACAAGTATGCAAAGAAGCCGAAGAAAGAGAGAAAGCAGAATGACAGAAGAAGAGAATCCGAGAGAGCTAGACAAGCGCTTAAGAAACCAAGTTCAAAACCTGCTCGAGAGTAAAGAGGGCAGAAACCTGTGGGTGGGAGAAATCCAATTCCAAAGTATCCAGCTGAATAACAGCAGTGTTTCCATCAGTTATGTCGATGCGGATGGTGTGAAAACGTTCACGTGTGAAGAGCAGCCGAGAGAAGAATTTAGAACTGCTATGGCGGCGATGAGCCTTTACTATACCGACATGGCAGGGGACTATAGACCCGAGAAACCGGCACAGGCCATTTTCGCGGTGGACAAAGTAGTACCGAAGCGGGATAAGAAATCCGGGGCGCTGAAAGGAGTGCGGCTGGGCGGGCGGTTCTACCTCAAAGGCAGCCCTACCACGCAGCGGTTCAGCACGATCGAAGACATTACGCCGACTGACAACGTACTCCGCATCATGAAGAAAATCTATGATGAAGCGGCGCTTTACATCAGCGGCGAGCGGAGAGAACAAAACCTTTTTAAAACGAGCCAGGATGGTGAGCAGGAGCCAAGCGATGAGCGGGCAAATGAAGAATGATAGATTTTTTTCGATTTTCCGCGAATTGAATTAAATTGAATTAAATTGAATTGGATTGAATTGAAAGGAGAAAGAATTGAACAGCGTAGAAATATCCGGGAACCTCGCAAGAGACCCCGTCGTCAGATCCACTAAGACAGGGAGAGCCGTTGCCACATTTACCGTCGCCTCCAGTCGCCTCTATGTTACGCAGAATGGTGAACAGAAAGAACAGACCGCATGGATCAATGTCGTTGCCTGGGGAGCCATCGCGGAAAGAGTGGCCAACTTCTGTAAGAAAGGAACCTTCGTCTACGTCCATGGCAGCCTGAACACCAGATCCTACGATGACGACAGCGGCCAGAGGCACTGGATCATGGAAGTCGTAGCAGACATCGTAGCCGATCCCAAGTGGGGAGAAGGCAAGGCGTCATCCGGCGGAAGCTATTCCGGCGGATATAGCAAGGGATCCGGCGGTGCTTCCAATGGCTATGGAAACAATTCCGGCGGGTTTAACCAGTTCGGCCCTTCCAAACCGGAGCAGCGAGAAGAGAGCATGTTCCCTGCGAAAGGGCCGCAGGAAGACATACCATTTTAGGTAAAGGGGAATGATTGAAGAAAATCCATAAGTGGAACCTGAAATCTGATTAAAACGAAAGGAGAAATATTATGATTAAATTTGAAAAAGTGAAGAATTGTCCGTTCCCCGTGAAACTTCCCTCTCGCAGTACCGCAGGAAGCGCCGGCTACGATTTCTTTGCTCCGTACCCGTTTTCCATTGGGGCAGGCCAGACTGTATTTGTAAAGACATGGGTGAAAGCAAAGATGCCGAAAGACAATGTGCTTCTTCTGTTTGAGCGCTCTTCGTGGGGGTTCAGAAAACACATTTCCATCCCGAACTCTGTAGGGGTGATTGATTCAGACTACTACGGGAATGTGGCAAACGATGGAAATATTGCCTTTGCCTTCACGAACAGCGGAAGCGAGACGCTGGAAGTCCATGAAGGGGATAAAATCGGGCAGGGTGTTTTTCTTCATATTTCATTTACCGATAATGATGATGCCCAAAATGAACGGACAGGCGGTATTGGTTCAACTGGAGATTAAAGTGTGTCAAAATGAATAGGCAGGAAAGAAGAAGACTAGGCGTCAAAAAGAAGGATCCCATGGTTTCCATCAAACAGTCAGACGTCAATGCAATGAAACAAGAAGCCACCAAGAAAGGCTGCGAGTTTGCCTTTAACTTGATGCTTGCTATTCCGGCTATGGTCATCCATGACAAATTCGGAAGCCTGATGAAGAAAGATGGCAGAGTGGAAAAGTTCGTAGACCTCTGCATGGAGCAGTACAAGTGCTATGAAGAGGGATACGTCACCCTGCAGGAGCTGGCTAAGTGCCTGCAGGACGAAGCAGGAGTCAAAATCAAAGGATGGGATTCTTATTAAGAATGGGGAGCGAGAAAATGAACGATGAAGGGGAAAGAAATTTGGCTGGTGATGGTTTAAGGAAACACAGAGATGCGTCAGGCATGGCTGCCGCTCAGGCGCACTATAACCAGTGCGCCATTGAGCCAATCGAAATCATGCAGATGTACTTCACCGCCCAAGAAATGTATGGTTTCTGCAAGGGGAATGCGCTGAAGTACATCCTGCGTTCCCGATTCAAAGGGCACGAGATCCAGGATATGGAAAAAGCGCTGCAGTATGTCGAGTGGGCTGTGGACGTTCTGAAGGGGAAGAACATCAATCCGAGGAAATGAAATCAGCCTACTGCAATTAAACGGCTATCGCAAAGAAGGATGGGAGGTAGAAGAAATCAAGAGATGACCATCGAAGAGAGAGCGGAAGCCCTGGCAAGGAAAGATTTTAATCAACTGAATATCCAGGAAACAGTGAAAAAGAGATCACTGCGCAAAAGACGCCAGGGCAAGACGCTAGTCTTCGAAGCAGGAGAACGTGGGATCCTTGTGAGATACTTCATGCGCAGCCGCGGAAAGCACATATCCATGAAGCGCATTGTGACACACTTCCACGATGAAGAATTTGACAATTCTTCCAAATCATCGTAAGATAGTCATGAAATCTCCAGCAGATTTTCGGCATCCGTAAGGAGCCGGTACCTTTTACCCGCATATATCTCGCGGGCAACGATAAAAGATACCGGCTCCTTTTTGCGTTTTTAGGGGGTGAGAGCATGGCCAAAGGGAAATGGGAGAAGTGGATAGAGCCGAATCATCTCTTGATTTTAGGCGCGTGGGCACGTGACGGACTGACCGACGAAGACATAGCGCACAACATTGGCATTTCCCGCTCCACCCTGAAGGAATGGAAGAAAAAGATTCCGGCCATATCGGCCACCCTAAATACTAATAAGGCAATAGCCGATATCCGAGTAGAGAATGCCCTCTTCAAAAAAGCGATCGGCTGCACCGTCAAGGAGAAAGTCATTTCCAAAATCAAAAACCCGGACGGCACAGTCACAGAAACCGAGAGAATAGTGGAAAGAGAGCTGCCTCCGGATACAACGGCCGGGATCTTCTGGCTGAAGAACCGGAAACCGAAAGACTGGAGAGACAAGCAGGAAGTCGAGCTTTCCGGAAATGTAGGCATGACAGACGCGCTGAAGAAAGCGAGGGAACGAGTGAATGAACACCGAAATAGTAAGTGACCTTGCCGGACTGGCGAAAGACCCCCTCAGTTTCGTCTACTGGGCTTTCCCATGGGGTGAAGGACTCCTTACCCATCAGGACGGCCCCGAAGCCTGGCAGAAGGAAATACTGGGGCATATAGGCGAAAACGTATCCCCAGACAAAGTCATCCAAGAAGCCGTCGCCTCAGGCCACGGCATCGGGAAATCCGCTTTGGTATCATGGCTGATCCTATGGGCGATCTCCACCCATGAGAATACCCGCGGCGTCGTCACCGCCAACACCGAGACACAGCTCCTCACGAAGACATGGCCGGAACTCATGAAATGGCACGCCATGTTCCTTGCAAGAGATTTATTCAAAGTCACAGCCACCTCCATCTTCGCAGCCGAAGACGGCAAGGAAAAGAACTGGCGTATTGACGCCATCCCGTGGTCCGTGGCCAACCCGGAAGCCTTCGCGGGTTTGCACAATCAAGGAAACAGGACCATTCTCATCTTCGACGAAGCCTCCGCCATTGACGATAAGATTTGGGAAGTCGCGGAAGGTGCGCTAAACGACGCCAACACAGAAAGACTTTGGTGCGCCTTCGGGAACCCGACGCGAAACACCGGAAGATTCTACGACTGCTTCCACAAATTCCGCCCATACTGGCACACCATGCAGGTAGATTCCAGATCCGTCAGATTTTCAGACAAGACAAAGATTTCCCAGTGGGAAGAAGCCTACGGAGCGGACAGCGACTTCTTCAAAGTCCGAGTCACCGGAGACTTCCCGGACGCCTCCGATTTACAGTTCATCCCATTAGGCCTAGTCAAGAAAGCAGCGCAAAGGAACCTGCATGAAGGGCAATACAAATTCGCCCCCTGCGTCATAGGCGTAGACCCCGCATGGTCCGGCGGAGACGCCACCTCCATCTACCTGCGTCAGGGGCTCTACACAAAGAAACTGGCAAGGATCCTCAAGAATACCAATGACATGACCATAGCCAACATGATCGCCCGTTTCGAAGACCAGTATCACGCAGCAGCCGTCAACATCGATTTAGGATATGGCACCGGCATCTACTCCGCTGGCACCACCATGGGAAGAGCGTGGAACCTCATCTCCTTTGCGGGCTCCTCTCCCGATCCGTCATGCGTCAACATGCGTGCTTACATGTGGTTCGCTATGAAGAAATGGTTCCAGACCGGCGGCGCCATAGAAGCCGACCAGACTTTAATAGACGACCTCACCCATGTGGAAATCAAACCCACCATGGACGGCCGCATTCAGCTCAGGTCCAAAGACGAAATGAAAAAAGATGGCATCCCGTCGCCAAATGACGCCGACGCCTTAGCACTGACCTTTGCCGTCCCCGTCGTCAATCGGAAAAGGAACGGCAAGGCCAACACCAGTTACCAGTTATTCTGAAAGGAGACACCATGTGCGGAAACCCATTTAAATCCCCCAAAGTTCCGGCGGCGCAGAAAGTCGATCCGACCGTCACCGACGTAACCAATTCTCAGGTATCAGACGACAGCGGTGACACCGAAGCCAGCAAGAGAAAGAAAAAGCAGGGGTTCGCGGCTACACGACTTGCGACGCTGCTGAGTAATGCAGGAAGCAAGGACACCTTAGGATGAATACCATCTTAGCCAGCGCCATGCCCCCGGAAGCCCTTCCGGCGGATGGACAGAACATCAGAGCACCGGACAAGCACGCCGCCCTGTCACGGATCAAACTCTTAAAGAACAAAAGAAACCCCTATATCGAACGATGGAAAGCCATCAGAGACTACGAGCTCCCCTTCTTAGGGGAATTCGATGATACTGACGATGAGACAGACAAAGGCAGAAGACGCGACCTCGCCATCAGCAACGGCGTCGCATGGCTCGCCAATCAGGCCTTCGCAGCCGGTATCATGTCAGGGCTTACACCGCCTTCCCGGCAGTGGTTCAAGTTCGGTTTCTCCTCGGATCAGGAAAACATAGAAGCCGAGAGACTTCTTGACGAACGGCAGGCCATCGTAGAAGCCGTGCTGCACAGATCCAACTTCTACAACACCATCCACGCCTGCTACACAGAGCTTCCCTTCGGGCAGGCGCCTATCGCTGTATTCCCATCACCGGAAAGCGGCGTCCGCTTCCAGGCATTCACCATTGGTTCCTACTACATTGACACATCAGCAGGGAACCGCATCAATACGTTTTCCCGGAAAATCAAAATGAACGCTGATCAGATCGTGCAGCAGTTTGGGAAAGACCATTTGCCAAGGAACGTACAAGACGCGTTCAGCACCCCATCAAGGCGCTACGATATGGCCTTCGACGTGTGGTGGCTCGTCATGCCTAATGACAGCAAAAGGAACGGCCCATCGAATAAGGACATGCCCTTCCAGTCCCTCTATTGGGTAGACGGGCAGGACCCCAATGAAAACGGCGGCTTCCTCTACACCGGAGGCTTTGAAGAATGCCCCGTATTGGTGGCCAGATACCAAGTCACGGGTAACGACTCCTACGGGAAAGGGCCCGGATGGTACGCCGAAGGCGATGCCAAGTCCCTGCAGATTATGAAGAAAGACTTCTTGACCGCGATTGAACTTACCGTCAAACCGCCTTTGACCACGGATGCCAGCACCTATCAGAGCGGCGTCAACTGCTATCCAGGCGGCGTCACTGTCACCAATACCCAAATGGGAGGGCAGGGCATCGTTCCCCTGTTCCAGGCACCGACCAACCTGCAGTGGATGGCGCAGGAAATCCAGAGACTGGAAGACACCATCAAGAGGACCTATAGCGCCGACCTCTTCCTCATGCTCGAATCCATCGACACGCCGCAGATGACCGCGAGGGAAGTCATGGAACGCCAGCAGGAAAAGCTGCAGCAGCTTGGCCCTGTCGTCGAAAGACTCCAGGACGAATTCTTAACCCCCATCATCGAACGGGTTTACAACATCCTTGAGAGAAACAACATCTTCCCGCCCATCCCTGATGAGCTCGCAGCCGAACTCTCCGAAGCCGACGTGAAGATTGAATACATTTCTCCGCTTGCCCAGGCACAGAAGATGAGTGGCCTTGTGAACATTGAACAAGCCCTCGCCTTCGTAGGACAAATGGCGCAGCTCTATCCAGAAGCCCTGAAGATGGTAGATCCATTAGGCACCGTCAAGAAATATTTCGACCTCTTAGGCGCTCCGGCGGCTATGCAGAGAAGCACCGAAGAAGCCCAGCAGCTGATCCAGCAGGAACAGCAGGCCATGATGCAGCAGGAAGAAGAGCAGGAACAGCTCGCGCAGGCGCAGGTACTGGCCCCTGTCGCACAGGCAGCCAAGAACCTATCTGATGCCGCGCAGAACGGGAACCCAGCTCTTCAGAACCTATTAGGCGTCAACGGGCCGGGAGGACCATCCGTATTATGAAACACGCCATCGTAGACCCAAATTCCAGAGACGCCCGCTGGCAGAAATACTTTCAGCAGTGTCAGAAAGACAAAGATAAAGACGCCATCCAGAAAGTCGTCAAGACCGAAGAAGGAAGGTGGATCCTTTCTCGGATCCTCAATATGAGCGGACTCAACACCAGCTCCTACACAGGGAATGCCGAGACCTATTTCCGCGAAGGAAGACGAGAAGTCGGCATCGAAATCACCAACCTGATCCTTGATACCCTAGGCCTCGAAGAAGGACATAAGGCTATCCAAAAGATCGACAAAGATTTCATAGACTTCAAAATCCGGCAGAACCGGATATTCAACAAGGAGGACTGAATATGGATATCCAGAATAATGACATGAACACTGGAACCGATCAGCAGACACCACAGAACACACCGACAGACAATCAGCAGACCCCACAGGGCGCAGAAGCCCAGGGAAACCAGAACCAGCAGACACCGCAGGGGGAAAGCAATCCATCCGGCGGCACCCTGTTATCAGGAGCAGGGAAAGCCACAGGTGCTCCGGACACCTATGACTTTACTGCATCCCTTCCAGAAGGAATGGAACTCGACCAGGACACCGCCGACTCCTTCGGCGAGCTTGCACGAGGCATGAACCTCACCAATGACCAGGCAAACGAACTGGCTAAATTTGGCTACGATTGGGCGGGCAAAGTCGGGGAAGCCTACCAGAAGGCGCAACAGGAAGAAGCAGACGCTAACGCCGCTGCAGCCATGAAAGAACTGGGCAAAGACTTTGAACCAACAGTCGCAAGAGCCGGGGTCCTCATGAACTACCTTGAAAGGCAGATCCCCGGCATCCGAGACTCCTTCGCAGGATCCGCTGTATTCTCATCCCTTCCCATGCTGAAAGCCTTCGCCCTCCTTGGCGATCTGATTTCCGAAGACGGCGGGATCAAGACCAATACAGCAGCCGCCACCAAAGAAGACAATCCATACCCCAATACCGATTGGGAATCATTAAAAAGATAAGGAGATAAACCATGGCAACCATTGGAAACCTTGCACTCAATTTCAATGACCTCCGAAAGCGTCAGGCACCGGACGGCACCATTGATCACATCATCGAAGTATTAAAACAGTCCAACCCCATCATGGACGACATCAAGTGGAAACAGGGCAATTTGCCGACCGGCAACCAGACCACGCAGCGCACCTCCATCCCGACACCGTCCCTCCGCGCCATCAATAAAGGCGTGCAGCCGACCAAGTCCAGCACCAAACAGGTCCGGGACACCTGCTGCATTTTGGAAGCCCGCTCCCGCGTCGACATCGAACTCCTTCAGCTCGAACCCGATCCGCAGGCATTCCGCCGCTCTGAAGACGACGCGCATATCGAAGGCTTCTCTGAAAAAGTCGCCAGCATGATCTTCTACGGCGACTCCGACGAGAACATCGACGAATTTAACGGTTTCGCGAAACGCTACGATCACTTCGGCGGGAACAAAGGAGACTACTCCTATCAGGTCAGAGACGCAGGCGGCAAGACCGATGGCGCCCTTTCCTCCGTCTGGCTTATCGGATGGAGCAACAGCGTCTCTGGCATTTACCCGAAGTACGGTTACGCAGGCCTTAAGATGAGAGACCTCGGAGAACGCACCGTAGAAGACGCAGAAGGCGGCTCCTATCAGGCACTTGAATCTCTCTTCACATGGAAGCCGGGCCTCATGGTGGCAGATCCTCGCATGGTAGCAGCTGTCAGAAACATCGACACCGCTACTCTTCTCAAAGCCACCGACGCGCAGAAGAAGAGCTTCATGGATCAGCTCATTTACGCGAAGAACTCCCTCAGAAGAATCCAGGGCGAAAACATGAAGCTGGGTATCTACGTATCCGAGAAAGTCTACGACTTCCTCGAATCCTACCTCATGGACAAGAACCACGTTCACGTTACCCGTCAGGACTTCGCAAACGGCACTTCTGTACTCGCACTCTTCGGCATCCCGGTATACAAGGAAGACGCCCTGAAGGATACCGAGCCACTCATTACCGAAGCATAAGGAGGACACCATGATCTACGACAAAGAAAACGCATTCATTTTTGATAAAGACGTATCCACCACCCCGGACGTCATCGCAAACGGCATGGGAGGAAACGCAGGCGATGAACTCTTTCTCGCAGCGAAATTCGCCTCTCCACTTACGGCGGCCGCCGTGATCACACTGAAGACGGCAGACGCTGCTGCTCTTGGCAGCGCGGCCACCCTCTGCACACTGACCATCCCGGTAGGCGCACAGAAGGGATTTATCAGAGTCCCCTACGGCGCAAAGAAATTCTACGGCATCTCCGTCACCGGCCCTACCAGCGGCAAGTGCACCATCGCCCTCACACTGGACAGCGAGCTTGAATGAAAGAGATACATATTAACGAGATCGGAAAAGGAAAGCTCGAAGACCTTTCACCCAATGAACTCCGTGCCCTCTGCTGGAAAGAGGGCATCGAGATCAAAGGGGACATAAAGACCAAGAGACAGCTCATCGACCTCATCAAGAAACATTAGGAGAAATCATGTACAGCACAGATATCTGCAACATCGCCCTCTCCTCAATCGGACAGGGGCAGATCGCTTCCATCGACGAAGACAGCGAGGCAGCGCGTCAGTGCAAACTCTACTACGAACTGACAAGAAAAAACCTTCTTTCCTCATTCCGCTGGGGCTTCGCAGAAAGATCGGAAAAACTTGCACGAGTAGACACCGCCGTCCCGAAATGGGAATTTGCCTATGCACTGCCAAAGGAATGCTTAGTCGTCCGCCAACTCTACAGCAAGAACGGCGACATCATTAAAACAGATGAATCTGCCAAAGATGATACCTATCACGAGTTTCAGATCGCCCTCATGAACGAGAGTCAGAGGATCATCATGGCAGACATCAAAAATGCATGGATGGACTATACCGCAAATATCGAAAACGCTGAACTTTTCGACTCCTTCTTTGCCGAAGCCCTGGCCCACAAATTAGCAAGTCACATTGCCATGCCGTTAAGCGGCAGCCAGAACATGGCACAGTCACAGTACCAGCTCTATCAGATCGCCATCCAGCAGGCCATGTACACCTCTGCGATCCAGAACCACCACAAGCCTTCTTATCCAACCAAGTACTTCGATGCAAGGAGGTAACGATGAGAGAAACCATCTATCTCATGCAGTCATCCTTTGCAACCGGCGAAGTTTCCCCTGAAGTCGCCAGCCGCATAGATATGGAGAAATACCAGGCCGCTTTGCTGCAGGCCGAGAACTGCTATATCAGACCTTATGGCGCTGTATACAAAAGGCCCGGATCGATCTATTGCGGCATGGCCAAGAAGAATAAAGTTCGTCTGATTGAATTCAAGTCTACTGTGAACCATGCCTTTCTCCTTGAAGTAGGAGAAGGGTATATCCGCATCTGGAAGGACGGAAAATTTACCAATCAGGAAATCGTGACGCCTTACAAGGAATCCGAACTTCCTAAGCTCCGCACCTGTCAGAGCGCCGACATCATGTACATCGCCTCCGGCACCCATCCCGTCATGCAGCTCAAACACTATTCTGACATCGACTGGCGCTTCGAAGAAATGGTGATGAATAGTCAGTACTTCGATGAGTCCTTAACCGTTAGTAACAACGTGGTAGACCAGATATGGAATAAAGCCGGAACATACGCATGGGAATGCCACAAGACAGGGAACTATGCTGTGACCGTAGCGGGCGGCGGTGGCGGCGGAGCCGATACCGTGAGCCACTACAGAGACAGCAGATACAAAGAGGGCGGAAGTACGGTAGAAGCTGCCGGCGGTATCGGCGGGAATGGTGCTGCTGTATCACAGACTGTCTACTGTAAAGAAAATACCACTTACACCATCACCGTAGGGGACGGGGGAGAAAAAGGATCACCGGGAAATTCCGGCGGAAATTCCACCGCCTTCGGACTCACCGCGCAGGGGGGCGGCGGGGGACAACTGGGCACATTCACCGGTAAAGCAAAAACAACACCAAGACCGCACAGACACTACATCGTATATACGGGGCATGCGGGTGAAGCAGGCATCTCCTATGGCAATGGCGGACAGGGAAGTCATAACAAAGGGAATCCAGGATGGGTGACCGTCAAATCCATGGATGAGCCTACCCTGACTATCTCCGGCACCGCAGGTGAAGTCACACTCTCCTCGGATAAACCCTTCTTCTCTGCGGACATGAAAGGCATGTGGATGAAGATTTCTCAGGACATCGCCTCCAAGTCCGTCACCGCCAGCGGGGCCATGACCACAGATCCCATACCCGTAGGAAACGGATGGAAGATCATCACCCATGGCACATGGACGGGGCAGGTGGTCATCCAGAAATCCACGAATGGCGGTGAATGGAAAGACTTCAGGACCTACAAATCGAATGACGACAACAACGTCAGCGAATCCGGCACCGTCGATGAAGCAGACAATGTCAAAATGAGACTTGTCACCACTGCAGGTAAAGCCGACCTCACATCGACCGCCTACACCAAGTCCGGCATCATTCAGATCGAAACCGTGAATTCTTCGACCAGCGCCACCTGCCTTGTGAAAAAAGTCATTGGTCAGGCGGGGAAAGTCGACAGCTACTCCTTCGGCGCATGGAACGAAAAATACGGCTATCCAAGGACCGTGGGATTCTTCCAAGATAGATTGATATTCGCCGGGACGAAGACGCAGCCATACGTCCTATGGATGAGCAAGACGGGAGACTACAACAATTTCTCCGTCGAAAAAGCCTCTGGCACCGTGACAGACGACAGCGCCATCTGCCTTTCCTTTATTTCCCGTCAGCAGGCGGAGATCAAGCACGTCTGCCCGGCAAGCGATCTCTTCGTCTTGACCGACTCCAATGAATGGATTGTTTCCGGCGGCAGCACCGTCACACCGTCCAAATGCACCAACAAGGCGCAGACCTTCCGCGGATGCACGGAAGTCGAACCTATCCCCCTCGGCAGCCGTCTGATCTACGTGCAGAAACGGTCCCAGACCGTGCGAGACATGGCCTACTCTTTCGAGACCGATTCCTACGACGGCATGGACCTTACCCTTTTAGCCAAGCACCTTTTGAGAGGAAAGACCATCGTAGACGCTGCCTACATGCAGGATCCCGACTCCAGACTGTATTTCGTCCGTTCCGACGGGAAAATCATCTGCCTCGCCTACATCAACGATCAGAAAGTCTATGCATGGTCCCACATCATCACAAAAGGGAAGTATCTTTCCGTCTGCACCGTGGCAGCTGAAGAAACCGACGAAGTCTACACCGCCGTCGAAAGAAACGGTAAAACCTATATCGAGAAGATGGGAACAGACAAAGACTCCCAAGATCCGAAAGACTACATCATGACCGACTGCTCCAAAGTCCTCACCTTTGATGAGCCTGACGATGCAGCGTCAGTCGACTGGATCACCGGGACAGTTTCCGTATTGGCAGACGGGAAATTCTTCGAAGACGTAGAAATCAAAGAAGGGACAGTGACACTTCCCACCAAAGTTTCCTACATGATCATTGGATATCCATATCGTATGACCATCGAACTGCCTAACGTAGAAATCCAGGCACAGAACGGCACCATGCAGGGAAGATATAAAAACGTACGCACCGTTTCCTTAAGACTGCTGCACACCTTAGGCGGCAGTATCGGAAACGGCGTAGGAAGAAATGACACCATCAAGTACGAGGAGCTCTCCAACCAGAAGATCTTCCTCTACACAGGAGATAAAGAAATCACCATACCCAACCAGGGCGTAGAGAAGAACGGGCGAGTCATCATCACCTCTTCCGATCCCTACCCCTTCTATCTGGCAGCATTGATCAGAGGAGTGATCGTCAGTGAATAACAGCTACTACGGCGTGGACATTCGCACCATCGACAGCCTTGCCATGGCCGACCTTTTATCCCAGATCCTCGCGGGAAACATGCGAAAAGAAGACAGAGAAGAATTAGAAGCCCAGGGGCGCATGCCTTATGGCGGCCTCTATGAAAGCATGACAACTTCCATAGAAGCCTACTATGCCATTCATGAGAACATGCCGCTCGCTGCCTTCGGAATCGGCCTATGCCCGGAGGGATGCTCCATCTGGATGCTTGGAACTACTATGTGCGAGCGCCACAAGAAAGCCCTGGTCGCCTGCATGCAAGACTACATCAAGGACAGCTTGAAGAAATACAAAGTCCTTACCAATTACATTTCCAAAGACAACACCAAAGCCCTCCGCGTCATTAAAAAGATGGGAGCCGCCTTTGGGGAAGAAGTAGAAACGGGCGGGAAAACCTTCGTCCAATTTACATTAAAGGAGTAACTATGTGCAGCGTATCCGCCGCCCTGATCGGCTTAACCGCCGCGCAGGGCATCACATCCATGGCCTCTGCTCATCAGCAGGCCAAAGCACAGTCTGCTTATTACAATTCTCAGGCAGAAGCCGCAGAGCAGAACGCGAGAATCGCAGACAAACAGAGAGAGCAGATTTCTGACCAGTACCTGCAGAAACAGCAGCAGCTTGACGCCAGAAGACGATTAGTCATTGGCCAGCATGCGGCAGAAGCAGGAGCAAGCGGCTTCACAAGCTCCGGATCCGTGCAGGACATGGACGCTGCCACGATTGACGAATGGAGAAATTCATCCATGAATCTTTTAGGCAATCAAAGAAATGACACCAAGAGCGCCTACATCAACCAGGTGAATTACATCAACCAGGCAAACAACGCAAGAGCTGCCGCCTACAACGCCAGGCAGCAGGGGAAGCAGGCCATGTTTGGCACCCTCCTTTCCACGGCTGCTTCCATCTACGGCGTAGCCAAGACCTACGGGAATGCAGCTAAACAGTCAGCCTCCGGCGGACTTCACCACCAGGCGGCTATGAGCGGAATGCCGGAGACCATGACAGACCAGGTATATGCCATGAATCAGTACAAGCCGCAGAAACTTTCCTTGACCAAGAGTCCCTACTCGTGGCTAGGTGGTGGCTTCAAGATCGGGAGGTAAAACATGAAGCTCTCTCAATTTTCAGGGAATATCAACAAGAACACCCTGCAGGGGAAAGTCATAAGCACCGCCACCCTCGAAGGCATGGGAGGAAATACCGCGGGGATGGATATGATGGGGAAAGCCTTAGGGGCTGTTTCCGATACCATCGGTCAAGCGTGGCTGAAGAGCCAGAACGATAAAATCTTTGACGCCAAGAACGACTACGAGCAGCGCATCAATTCCCTTATGGACGATGAGAACACCGGCCTTTTCAATACCCATCAGGGCAAGGCTGCCGAGAACCTGCAGAAAGATTACACCGACCAGGAACAGAAGATTTATCAGCAGGTCCTGCAGGATCATGGTATCTCTTCTGATTACGCCGTCCGAGCTTTCGGGGAACAGAGAGCACAGTCCCAGACCTCGAACCTTCGCATGATCGACAAGTACCAGCGAAAGCAGATGGAAGACTACGCAGGAAATCAGATTTCCTTGATGACCAGCAACATGGTGAACCAGTCCGTCAAAGACCCCGACTCTCTCATCACGAACTTCGGAAGCTGGGAGAAGAATACCACTGCCATTCTGGCAGGCCTCAGCATGGATAGCGCAGCTATTGACGTCAAAATGAAAGCACTGAAGAACGATAAAGCCAAAGAGATCATGCAGTCCTATCTCACCACTGGCGACTACAGCGCGGGCCTCAATGCCATCGCCTACATGAAATCCCAGGGCATTGACGAGCCGATACTCAAGGCTTACAAAGACCAGTTCCTTCAGAAGAAAATGACGCGGGAAATTAAAAGCAGCGCCGAAGACTACGTCAAAGGAAACGGGCTGAACCTCACCAATATGACATGGGAACAGTTTCGGGACTCGTGGCACAAAGACCACCCGACGCCGGTCCCTCAGGGGAAAGGCAGCGTCACGGGAAATCAGATAGCGGAATTTGCCAGAAACAACTACACCGAAGGCGATCAGTGGATGGGAAGCGTCACCAAAGATCCCACCATCCAGTGCGATTCCTGGACCGCCGACGTCTACGCCAAGACCGGCCTTTTCCCGGACGGGACAATCACGCACGGTTCCGACTTCGGGGACGCCTACCACGAAGCGGGCGACGGCTATGAACCACAGCCCGGAGACTTCATTGACGGGGAAAAGCACGTCGGCATTTATTTAGGGAACGGCCAGTACATGGCCAGAAACTCTTCCGGCGGCATCCACATCGGGAGCATGGACGAATGGAATGAATGGTTCGGCAAACCCATTGGCTATGGATCCGTGGCAGAGGCCAAGGGCGAAGCGGCGGACGACATGTCAGACGAAGAACGAGCCGAGCTGCAGGACAAGAGCGACGCTGCCTTAAAGCAGCGGTACGCCGAGATCCGCTCGAGCCAAGTAACCTACATCCAGAGCCAGGTGCAGAACATCACCAAAGGAATCCTCGAAATGGAGCAGAACGGTTCCACGCCCGGCCAGGCGTATGAGTACGCCGCGGATATTGTGAACAACGATCCCTTGCTGAAGGACTCTTCGGCGGGCGTCACACTCTTGGGCCGTCTGATGAATCAGAAGAGAACCTATGAAAATTCACAGAACAGAGCTGCCAATGTAGGGAGAGGTCTTGATACCAGCGGCTGCCTCAAAGAGAAACAGTTCAACGCACTGGAAGGATTTATCGGGACGAAAATCAATTCCATCGAAGACCTCGACAACACCATCAAAGACCTGCAGGAAGAGGGTGTCTACCTCACTGCCGAGCAGGACGCCAAGATTCGGAAAGATGTCATCGACTGCGGAAACGGCGTGGGAACCTTTGCCGTCAAGATCCCGGACGATGACGCTGCCATTGCGGCCATGTGCTATACCAATACCTCCGCCGTCACCTCGACAGCGAAAATGCTCATTAAGAGAGAAATCATGGATTTCAAAAACGAGCAGGGGAGAGATCCTGATAACGACGAACTCCGTACCATCTACTACGATGTAATCGGGAAAGAGAGTCTCGACAGCACCGGCAAAACGAAAATCGGCGGGATTAACATCTTCGGTGTAAACCTTTTCGGGGACGACTACGAAGCTCCAACCATGAGCGAAGCACAGGCCTACAACGATCACATCAGAGAAATCTCACAGGCCGTAGACGAAGATGGAAACCCGAATGGTTTCTACATTGACGTAGACTACGGGAACGGAAAGAGCGAGACCAAGTGGGTATCTGATGAACAGATGAGACAGATTTCCAATGGAGAATTAAGCGTATTCGATATTTGAGAGGAATCACAATGGATGAAGAAATTTTAGGAAGCGTGCTGCATGGGATTAAGCCAAAGGACTATACACCCATCCAGGTGAGACCGACACCGGAGTTTGGCGGCATTCAGCTGACTGAAGAGCAGCAAGCCAAGAAGGATAATATGGAATCCGTCAAGGATGGAGAGATCCTGCCCTTAGGCGGCTTCACTGACACCGTAGAAGCCCAGTGGGAATCCGCCAAAGACCTTGTGAAATCCACTGACGTATACAAGAACCTTTTCGGAAACAGCGCACCGGATGATAACCGCCTCGAACAGTCTGAGAAACTTGGAAGCGCACTAGGCATTGCCCCTCAGCTGATTGCCTCCGATCCAGATATGTACAAGGCAGCTGTCACCACCTATGAGAGACAGAGGAATGCGGCCGCGCTGAACAACCAGCCATTTTCTGCCAAGATCTTGAATGAACTCTACCCGGAACTCGACACGGAAGACCCCGTGGCCACCACCATTGCCCTGAAGGACTATACCAACATTCTGAAGAACCGAGAAGCAGCAGCGCAGGGCGCGGCGGTTTATACCATGCCGGAAAGCAAGCTCACCGATCTTTCTAATATCATTGGCTACCTCTACGACACTGGCACCCATTTTGCGGGCACCGCCTACGAAGCCGGGCAGGCGCTCGACGCACAGAGCGAGCTCATGTACAAAGCTTCCATCGGTGAAATCTCCGACGAAGAAGTAGAGAAAGCCATTCCAGGACTGATGAATGCGCAGAAAGCATATAACGCAGAAATCGGGGACTCCTACGTGGCCAAGATTGTAGGGGAAACCATCTCCCAGCTTTCCATGCAGAAGAATATGATCATGCGCGGCGCCGCAGAAATCATCGCTCCGATCGCCCCATTGGCGCAGCCTATCTTAGCTGCCACCAAAACAAACCTGCCGCAGATCGCCACCTTAGGCGCTGCATCTGCAGCGGGTGCCGTAGGAGCCACAGGAGCCGTGGCAGGAGCAGCTGTCACAGGAGCGGCCGCACTGACAGGGCTCATTGCATTAGGCACTGCTTCCGTCTTCACCGGAACCTATAGAGCAGAAGCTGGACAGGCGTATTGGGATTGGCGCACCAAAAAGGATAAAAACGGGAAATCTGTTTATACCCGAGAGCAGGCCATTGGCCATGCCAAGAGAGTCGGAAGGATCAATGCAGCCATTGAAACCGGTGCATGGGAGCTCGCACTCAAGGGCATCACCAAAGTATGGGGGAGTGACGCAGCCAAAGCCGTCATCAAGAACGAAGCCGCCATGAAGAAACTGATCGGCGCAGGGAGAGCAGCCGTAGGAGCTAAAGCCATCGGATACGGTGCGAAACAGTTCGCCAAAGTGGCGGCGCCTGAGATCGCAGAAGAAGGTCTGCAGTCCCTCTCTTCTGATCTCGACACACGTTTCTTCGGAAAAGAAAAAGTCCCCGTAAGAGAAATGATGGGGAATGCCTTGGACGCCATGATCGAAGCTGTCCCCTCCGTTGTTGGTATGTCGATCGGCGGTGCTGCTTTAGCAGGCGCAGGGGCCCATAGAGCCATGAAGAGAATCGCTGGTCTCTCCGAAATGAAAGACGCCGTTATCGAATTCAAACGTGAGAACGAAAGATCCATGCTGCAGAAACTCATGGATCTCCGCTCCGAATCATCCCTTTACAAAAAAGCACCGGAAACCTACCGGAAGACACTGCAGAACCAGCTCGATCATACCGGATCCGGCACGCTTTACATCGACGCTTCCGCAGCGGCCGAAAATGAAAAGACACACGATGCCTTAAACAAGCTCGTAGAAGATGGCACGATCACCGCTAAAGAATTAGATGACGCCATCAAGACTGGCAAGCCCTTAGAGGTAGAGACAGGGAAATACATGCAGACCGCCACCCCCGAAACCCATGAAGCCCTTTCCGACTACACCACCATGGACAAAGGAGAAAAAACGATCCATGCCATCCGAGCAGAGCGGCAGCGCATGAAAGATATGATCGACATTGTCACCATGACACGCGAAAAAAGAGAAGCGGCCGCTACAGAAAAAATCTTGAACGACCACTTCTCCGATGATACCGACATTGGAAGAGAAGATAGGGACACCGCAAGAGAAATTCTTTCCGGCGGCTTAGATCATATAGAAGACACATGCAAAACCATCCTCCAGGAAGCCAAAGACGCATGGGGAAAGCTGATCGGCGTCAAAGAACTCCAGGACTACATGGAACGAAGAAAGACACAGGATGCGAATTTTTCCAATGAAAAAGGCGTCGATATGTTCGACGTCGGGGAAGGGGAAGATCGGGTACATCTCAGAGTTTCCAAGAACCCAGATTGGTATCAGGATTTTTATGGTACATACGGAAGAGCACCAAACCAGCGTGAGCTCTACGATATCGCCCAAGAGAAAATTATTGCCGAGAATGACAAAGGCGATGAAGAATCCAAAGCGGCCATCGCTGAGATCGAAGAGGCGAAAAAGAGAGTCGAGTCCATCGAGAGAGTGAGTGAGACGCTGAAATCCTTAAACAAAGAAGATCTCATCGCGCAGACACTACTGGATCCCGAGACCTATGAAGAAGCATACAAGCCGCTCCTTGAAGAAATCAAGGCAGCGGGAAACGGTGCCGTCACCAAAGCCGCGCGAGACTCCGCCTTAGTCTTGGCAAAGATCGCAGAGAACTTCCATAAGAGCTACGGCGTGCCTTTGAAACTGGCCATGGTAAAAGCGGGGGAAGTCGTGGGAATCCGAGAAGGAGCCTACGGTATGGCTGCCTTCGACGTCAGCCGGTCCGGCATTTCCAGTGTTTCCCAATTTATGGATAGAATCAAAGCTGGAAAGGCAGCAGGCGAAAAGCCCAATAAAATAAGATACACCGGGAAATTCGGTGTATCTTATTCGGAAGAACAGGTCAGCCACGCAACAATACTGCACAGGGGGCACGTGCTTACCAAAGAACAGATGGATGATATCGAAAACCATTTGGATGTGCTGCATAATCCTGCCCTATCGAGCAGAGGTGACGCATTAAGTGGAAGGTATCACGGGAAATCGGTATTGTGCCGTATAGATGGAGACTTAGGATCTTACTACGTTGTACTTGAGGTATCAAACGACAATGGTGTGGTTTGGTTCAAAACGGGTATGGCCGGGGGAAAAGAATCCATAGATAAGATAATAGCGGAACATTCCGCTGGCAGCCTTTCGTATAAAGACGCAGGGACGACCAGTCAGAACAATTCCGCTATTACCATAGACAGTTTACCAAATGCGCTGGGCATCGTCAAGAAAGATGCCTATCACCAAATGGCCGGAGAATATGCCCATAACGTCCTATCGAGCAAGTCGACAAAGAAGGGCATGGCCGAGCAGCAGCTGGACGCAGATGAGAAATCTTTCGCGGACAGTGTAGATCGTTTCATTGCCGGTAAAGAAAAGTCGCCCATGGTTCGCGTGATGACAACGCCTCTCGTGCTGAAACTAACCGGAGCTGAAGTCCTTCCTGTGGAAATCGCCAAGACAGATCTTGAGAAAATCCTGAACGGAAAGCATGCAGGAGACATGACACCGGAGATCATGAAGCAGCTGCCGAGGGCGCTTACAAATCCAATCATGATCTTTAAGTCATATACAGGGCCGAACGGAGAGGAACGCCGAGTAGTGGTGGTAGACCTCAAAGATAACAACGGGGCAACCATCGTCGTTCCTTTTGAACTCAAGGCAACGAATACAGAAAGACGGTATATCGTAAATCGGATAGTAAGCGTATACGGGAAAACGGGGAAGAGGACGAGAACGCCATCCTACGAATGGTTTGGCAGACAATTAGAAAATGGAAACTTGCTCTATGCCAATAGAAAAAAGGCTATCAACGAAATTCTCCAGAGAAGCCCTAATTGGCCCATACCCGAAGAAAAAGTTGATAACCTTTTATCTGCTCCTAATGTAGCAAATGAAGAAGACCTTGTCAAGCTGAAAAGCGAAAATCCCACCTACTACCAGACGGCGGCAGACAAAGACCTCGTCGTCTATCACAATGTTTCTACTGGCAAATTGAGAGAAGCCATCAAGCTGGGCGGGCTCCCGATGCCGTCCCTCGCCATCACGAAGAGGGATATCCCATTCGGGGACTTTGGGGAGATCACGCTGATCGGGGATAAGGACATGATAGACCCACGGAAATCTAGGTCGAACGAAGTCTTTTCCAGAGATGCCTATACCGTGAGAAAACCGGTGGTGAATTATGAAGTACCGGCGAAGATAGATAGCGATGCTTTTCACAAGAAATACGAAGAGATAAGAAAGTTCCTCAACAAGAATAGTATTGACGTAGGCGAAATTAACTTTTCCTTCTACGATGGGGAAGAGTCTCTTGCGGCAATGGAAAATAATATCGCAATTAAATACTACTACGTTAAGAACGTTTTAAAGAAAGACATCCCGATAAAAGAGCGGACAGTCACGCCTCCGGTAAGAGGCGAAAGGCTTTTCAAGGAGTATCCAAAACTTATTCATGCGCTTAAATCTTCTAAGGTAAAGAAAGGTGATTTTTCGGAAGTAGACCAAGCGGCTCGACCGTACTTTGACGAAATGAGACAAGATATCGCCATGGGAAAGGGACTGGTGGGACGCTCTAAGCGAGTATTGGCTAAGTGGACAACGAACGGACATATCAATGAGGAGGGAGTAAAAGAGCTCCTTTTACGGCTTTCTGCATACGAGGAAGATAAGAAAAAGAAACCCTACAAAGAGGTGGACAGACAAGATTTTGTAAAGGATTTACGTAAGACCATCGAAGAAGCAGGCATAGAGAGATTCACAGCGTTCGTCCGTTCCGAATTCGATAGCCTTTATAAAGACAGGTATCTTTGGGACAACGGGAAGAAATACGCTTTCAACATTGACAATATTGTCAAGCTGATGAAAAAATACCGCGGTACCAACAACGAAGGACCAGGCGGTATCAACTACGGCTTCAACAGCTTGCTTGCTTTCCTTTCCAAAAAGTTCACGTCAATTAGGGATATCAAAAATCATGAATCACTCCTTGCGCCGAACAAGAAAGAACTCGCCCGGTACAAGAAGGCGGAAGACATGTACAATCGCCTGATAGACGAAGCAGCTGAGCTCCGCGGCAGTTACGGCATGGATTTAGACACGGATCTGGCTGGGCTCATGAAGGACACGAGAGATGGGAAGAAAGATCTGCACGGATTCCCGGAAGATAAGAAATTCCTCCAGCACATCAAAGATTTTCTAAAGGAAGCGGACAAGGTAACGACGGACTACTTCGAAGCCAAGCCAGCTAGGAAGGTGACGTTCGACGAATTCTCCGGCGCTGTCATCCCGAAGGGGACACCGGAAGAAACGGTAAACTTTCTGGAATCACAAGGTATCGCGGTCCGTGAATATGACCAGGACGTAGAAGGCGACCGAGAAGCAAAGGCCAAAGAATTAGGCCAGAAGCTGAACGTATATTTCCAAAACAAATACCAGGGCTCCTACGACAGAAACGCCAACGTCATTGAGCTTTTCGACGGTGCGAATGAATCTACAGTCATCCATGAAGGCGCTCATATGTTCCTTTCTATGCTTGAGAACATGAGTCAGATGAGCGAAGAGAATGTCGCCACCTACTTCAACGGGGATACGGCGAAAGCACGCGCTGCATTGAAGGGCATGCAGGGCGATCTTTCTACCATTCGTTCATGGACCGCCTTTTCCGAAGACCACCTCTCTGAATACAAAGGGACTATTTTAGAGAAGGAATTCACCAAGTATGCCGAAGACATCAGAGCAGGGAAGGCCGGTGCCATGGAACGCTGGATGCAGGAACGCTTTGCCAGGGGCTTCGAGAAATACCTCATGGAAGGGAGCGCACCCACCAAAGAAATGCGGGGCGTCTTCCGACGGTTCAAGAAATGGCTGACCGACATCTACAAGACCGCAAAGAGCTTGGGAAATGTAGAACTTACACCTGAGATCAAAGACATCTTCGATCGTATGATTTCCACAGAAGACGAGATCAACGCATGGGCAGCGCAACGAAAGCTCGAAGCCATTGACAAGACCATTGACGTAAACCAGTCCGAACTGGGCAACCTCAAGGCATGGGCTGAGAGCGTCAAGGACAAAGCTCTGGAGAAAGCCATGAGTTACTACCTTCATATGGTGAGAGAAGAAGCCATCGAAAACTTCAAAGCCTCCATTTCTTCTGAAGAAGAGAGAACCAGCTTCATCGAGTCTCTGGGAGAAGAGAATGAGATCTATCAGATCGAGACCATTTACAACTCCGACACATTCCCTACAAAGAAAGACCGTGACGAATTTCTCCAAATGGCCGGGTTCACAGAAAAAGATCTGAAAGAGAAGCTGAGAGCTGCTGGCGGCACTACGGAAGAACGGTGGAACAAACACATCGAAGAGATGGTGCAGCACTATCGGGAAGAAGCATTAACCCCGGAAGCCATCAGGGGCATGGCCGAAGAAATTCTTCGATCCCCGGAAGGCATGGCCAAGAAGTCCCGCATCGAAGCTATGTTGCTGGAAAAGAAGGTTTCTGCTTATATCCATCTCGTCAATTCTATGCAGATGGAACTCAAACGGTCCAAAGACAAGAAAAAGACCGCGAGAGAAATTCGCAAGCGATTGGGACTTGTTTCCGAAAAAGAAACAACAGAGATCGACAAGCAGACAGATGTGATTGCCAAGTCAGAAGATAAGATCGCAAAGCTGGAGAAGCAGAAGAAGCTGCTAAAAGAGCAGCTTGAAAAAGCGAAAGCAGAAGCTGCAGCAGCCAAGGGCGAGAACAAGTCCAGAAAGGAATCACAGACCATTCTGGAAGGAAACATGCGAGCCCTTGAGGCCGAGCTTGAGAAGGAACGCGCCCAAAGAGCAAAGGCCGACAGCACCACAAAAGACGCAGAACTCACCGCTGCTGATCTTGCTGTGCAGCTCCAGACTATGGTAGACGGCCTCAAAGAGTCCAGAGACGCCATGCGCTTCGACATGAGGGAAATCAAAGAGGACGCCAGAAATACATTAGGCGGCGAGAAACTCTCCCACGCCACGAGTTGGCGATGGTGGGAGAACAAAGCGCAGATTGCAGAAGCCCGCGCCATGAAAGCGGCCGCAGGCAATGACTGGGAAGGCGCTGCTTATTGGAAACGTGAGCAAGCGCAGTGTCTCACCATGGCCAAGTTCGCCAGAGCAAACGAAGAAGAAATCCGTCGCACCCTTCACGGAGGCGGCGGGAAAGTCACCACGCCTCTTCTTAACGAAAACGGCATGGAGCGCTACGGCATCTTAGGCATCCTGAACCGCATCTCCCGGACGGATAAACCAGTCATGATGAAGGACGACGCACGCTACTTCGTGCAGCACATGGCATACGTCTTAGGCCTCACAAAGAAAGACGGCATCTTGCCTATTGACGAGAGCGGGCAGGAGAGACCTTTCAACTGGCGCTGGCTTGCCGTAGAGATGAATCCGATGCAGGCTATGGACGATGATCGCTACATGGCCGAAGACATCATTCCAGGATGGATGAGAAGCGCTTTCGAAGGCTCTACCGCTTTGAAGCTAAAAGACCTTACCATGGACCAGTTCCGAGAAATGGCTAAAGTCATGAAAGCTGTCTACAAATTGGGCCGAAGAGAGTACGAGGGGAATACCTTAGGCACCTCTTTCGATGACGCGGCACAAAAGATCCATGACGAAATCCTAGGCAACTGGACCCACCGCGTGGCCACTCCGGGGCTCAAGAACCAGACCGCCACTAGCCTGGACAGGCTGGGGACAAAAATTCACAGCCTCATCAAGGACATCACACTTCCTGAAATTCTGATCGAACGACTGGGAAAGTCTGCTGCCGAGTATTTCTATAAACCCATGGACAAAGCGGCTGCCCATCTGCGAGAGCTAAAGAGTGCAGCACGAGTCACCTTCCGGAAGAACTTTGCGATCTACTCCAGAAAAGAATGGACCGCCATCCGAAGCAAGAAACTTTACACGATCGGCCTTGATGAAAGAGGGAAGCCTGTATCCTATACCAAGGAGCAGCTCCTCGCCATGGCCTTAAACTTTGGCACCAAGTCCAACAGGGCACGCCTCATAGAGACCTTATGGTTGAGCGATACCTTGAACACCGACGAGAAAACCATCCTTGACATGCTGGATAAGAACCTCACTGACAAGGACTGGGACTTCGTAGAAAGCGTATGGGAGCACCTTAATTCTTACTGGGGCGAGAGGAACAAAGTCCAGAATGATCTCTATGGCACACCCCTAGGGAAAGTCCAGGGCGAAGATTTCACGCTGAAGTCGGGACGTGTCATCCATGGCGCGTACTATAGAATCAAGTACGATCCATTAAGCAGCACGAAGACAAGCAACTTCTCAACAACAGACATCGCCAAGATGGACATGCAGAACATCTCCTCCTTCTCTTTAGGCATGGGAAGCACCAAGCAGCGTGCGGGAGCTTCCGGCGGGCAGAAGCTCCGCCTCGACCTCGACGTATATGTAGAGGCTGTCAATGAAGCCATGCAGCACATCGCCATGCGAGAAGCCACCGTAGATGTCTACAAGCTCCTCAATCGGAAAGAAGTCGTGGCAGCTATCGAAAACACCGCAGGCCCGGAAACCCTTTCTCTGCTGCAGGGATGGGCCAAGGACTGCTGGCACTCCTCGATCAAGGATATGAGCGAATGGGACTCTACCTTAGGCAGAGCCCGGCGGCGCTTCAACTTCACAACGATGGGGTTCCGATTCTCCACAGCTTTACTGAATATCGGGAACATCACCGGCATGATGGAACGGATGGGAGCAGCCAATGCCATAAAGGCCGTCGGAGATTTCTATTTTCATGGGAACATCGTAGAGCAGCGGCGATTTATTCAAACCAAGTCCACTATGATGAGAGACCGAGGGGCCACCATCGATCGGGACATGTTCATGCAGGACAGACTGCCGGTAGGGAAGAACGAGTCCGAGTTCCGCTCCAAGATCGAGCACGGGAAGTATGGTGTCGACACTTTAAATTCCAAGGCCTACTGGCTCATCCAGGCGACAGATGAAATGTTTTCCTTGCCAGAATGGCTATTCACTTACAAGAGAGCCATGGCCGCTATGGAAATCGAAGGCAAGCTCAATAGAGACGAGATGGATGCAGAAGCTGTGAGACTTGCCGACAAAGCCGTGAGAGAGACTTTCGGATCCAATGAGACCAAAGACCAGACCAGCTTTACCAGGAAGAACGGAATTCTTGCACAGATGACCACCTTCTATAGCTACACGAACCTTGTCACGAACCAGTTTATCCGCGCAGGGTACACCTTATACGATAAGGGAGATGTGAAGCCGCTCCTCGCAGCCACGTGGTATTGGTGGCTCCTAGGCGCTTTAGTCGAAACAACCTTACGAGAAATCGGGGACGACTCTGATGATGAAGATAAATGGAAGAAGAAATTCCTCCATGTTGCTGCCTCCGGCGGCCCCATTGGCGGCGTCCCTCTTGTAAGAGAAGCAGTCCCGTGGACAGTAGATTTCTTTACCGGGAAATCCTTCGGATCCGCAGCCCCAGACGCTCCATTCTTTGATACCCTAAAGCACATGGAAAACTTCCTAAGAGCCACCAAGAAAGGTGATCTCATAGAGATGGGGCGAGGAGCCACCAAAGCCATCACAAGGACATCCATACCCGTCCCGGATACCATCACAGACGCCTTCTGGAACTTCATGCGGCTTACTTGCACTGACACGGAATTCACCATGTGGGATTGGTTCAGAAAGTCACTTTGGGATAAGACGCTAAAGGAGAAGAAAAAATGATTCAACGTTTTTATTATCGGCTGATTGATTGCCAGCCATAGACAGACGTAGCGAAACGATTAGAAAGGGAAAAGCATATGATCAACACAAATTCATGTACTAAGGTTCTTGACGTCGGCCGATGAAAGAGAAAAAAAGAGGGTAAAAAATGATAGGTGTCGAAGCGAATCGAATCGTCTATAGGGGTGATGGAATTACAACAAGTTTTCCGTATACCTTTACGGTCCTTGAGAAAGCGGATATTGTTGTGACGCTTGTAGACAAGGAACGTAAGAAAAAGACTCTCACGGGCAATTACTTCATTGATATGGACAAAAAAGAAATTATCTACCCGGGGTATGCGCCCGGAGAAGAACCTGCAGAGGCCGAACGGCCGCCCGTGCTTCCGGATGGATGGTATCTTGTTATCCAAAGAAAAACGAAAATAGACCAGCAGACAAGCCTCGGGGACAAATGGCCATTCGATGTGACGGAAGATGCACTGGATAAAATCACCAGAATTTTGCAGGATTTAGATACAGACGCTAAGCGGCATTTAGAAGTTTCTATAGAGGCTAGCGGCATAGATCCCATGCTTCCGTCGCCTAAAGCCAACATGGGATTTTACTGGGACGAGACCGGGACAAAGCTTGTAGAGGGCCTAAACCCGAATGCCGCCAGCGAAAGTGCAGCCGC